TTTTAGAAAAATTAGATTATTTTAAACCAGAAAAAGGTACTAAAGCATTTAGTTATTTTTCAATTGTAGGTAAAAATTATCTTATACTTTATAATAATAGTAATTATCAAAAGAAAAAACAAAAAGTAGATGTATTAGCAGCTGATGAAGATGAAGGAGTTTTAAATCAATTAGGAAGAGATAGTCGTAAACAAGAAATAAAAGACTTTATAGATTATTTTACTGCATACACCGATAAACATATGTTTACTATATTTAAAAAAGAAAAGGATAGAAAGGTAGCAGATGCTATTAATATTCTTTTTAAACGTAGAGAAAATTTAGAAATATTTAATAAAAAAGCACTTTATATTTACATTAGAGAAATGACTGAAGTAGATACTCCCGTAATTACTAAGGTAACAAAAATTCTAAAAAAACAATATAAAAGATTATACATGGAATATATCGAAAAAGGATATGTAAAAGTTTAATTTTTTTCATATTTATAACAAAAAATATGGATTCATTAAATCAAGTATTATTTGATGATAAATCTTTTAGTGATTTATTAAAAGAAATTCACGGTAATCAAAAGAAAAAAGCAACCCAATTAGCATCTTTAATAGCTGAATTGCGTCCCTTAGTCCAATCTTTAGGAGATGCTACTGTAGTTGTTCCTTTAATTAAGGAATATATGGAAATTAGTGTTAAAAATGATGATCAATTAATTAAGATGGCTGCTATTGTACAACGTTTATCTACAAGTACATCTAATACAGGAGATGGTGGTTTATTAACTACTGAAGAAATGGATCAATTAATGGATGTAGCTGAAGAAATAGCAAAAACAGTTGAAAAACCTAAACAATTAGACAAACCAAAAGAATAAAATGGGGTACGATATAAGTACAGGAAGAGTAAATAGTGGTAAAGGAAGATCTACAACTTCTATTTTAACTTCTGTTAGAGTAACAGATATTATATTAGATGAAAATCATCCTAGATGGAAAGAATTAGGAGGATGGGATTCTTTAGGAACTATATTTTATACAGGTGTTACTGAAACTACTAGTACTAAAAGACCTGATTATAATAATGCAGCTAAACCTTTATATTCTAATAGTAAACAATATCCCTTAAAAAATGAAATAGTAATTATACTAAAAGGAGTAAATAGAGATATATATGGTTTAGGTGAAGGCAAAGATACTTATTATTTATCTAATATTAATATATGGTCCCATCAACACCATAATGCACTACCTACTAAAGCTTCTTTAAAAAATAAATCTACAACTCAAGATTACCAATCAACAGAAAATGGTATTGTAAGACAAGCTAAAGATAATAATTCAGAAATTGATTTAGGAAATTATTTTAAAGAACAACTAAACATAAAACCTTTATTACCTTATGAAGGTGATTATATTATAGAAGGTAGATATGGTAATTCTATAAGATTTGGATCCACTGTATCAGGTAGTGTTATACCTAAAAATAATAAAAATGATTGGTCCCAAGGAAATGAAGAAATGGGTACTCCCATTACTATTATTAGAAATGGTCAATCAAAAGAATTAGATAAAAAAGGATGGGTACCTACAATTGAAGATATAAATAGAGATGATTCTTCTATTTACATGACATCAAACCAAAAAATATCTTCTCTAGCAGTAGCTTCAATAAATTTCCAATCATATGAAACAGAAATAAAACTACCTATTGATCCTTTAACACAACTAACAGACCCCCCATTACCAGAAGTTAAACAACCAGAACCTGCTATTCAATCTACAAACCAAGAAATTGAAGAAGAATCAACACAACAAGATAATGATGACACTCCAATTACACCATTAGTTGAAGAACCTACAACAGAAGAACCAATAGTAGAAACAGATTCACTTTCTTTCTTTGATGAAATGGTAGAATCAGGAGAAGCCTCAGAAACTGATTTTGTTGAATATTCATTAATTCATGAAAACACAGCAGTAGGTGGTACAGAATTAGATCCTGAAGTAGAAAAGCTTGATTCAGATAATGCTGTTATTAATAATGAAGGAATAGAAAAATATGAAGAAGAACAACAAGAAATTAAAACAGGAAAAAAATCAAAAAAATATCCTTATATACTTACTAATAAAAATGGTGAAAATTTAACAATAAATGAACCTCAGCTATGGAGTCAACTTAGTAAAAATTTAGGCCCTACAAGTAATAGAATAACAAAATTATTTATTCATACAACAGCAGGCAGTATAAATGATAATGCTATAGATGTTATGAATTATTTCTTTCATGGTAGAAAATGGGGAAGAGGTGGATATCATTTTTTAATAGAAAAAAGTGGAAAAGTAAACCAAATATATAAAGATAATACAATTACTAATGGGGTTAAAGGTGAAAATTCTAAATCAATACATTTTTCATGGATTGGAGGATATGATTTTAAACAAGATGGAAATCAAATGTCTAAAGGACAAGCCATAACTTTAGTAGATATGATTAAATTTTATGTAAAAAGATACCCAAATATAAAAGTAATAGGTCATAATCAAGTTGCTCAAAAAGCCTGCCCTTGGTTTTATGTACCTAAATTAATGTTTGAATTAGGTTTGGGAGATAATGCAGGCGTAACAGATCCTTTATGGCAACTTAACATGATAGCTTTACCTGAATATCAAAAAGTAGGACAACAAATAGCAATGGGAGAATACCCATTTTTAAATTTAAAATAATATGTTTGTACCAGATAGACCAGATATATACCAAGGAAAACAAGTAATAATTAATTCAGATAGATTATTATTTAATGCTAAAACAGATAGTATTTTATTATTTTCAGATAAAGTTATAGGTTTTAGTACAAATGGTAGTTTTCATTTTGATACTAGTAATTTAGATGGAAATAAGTTTGTAGTAAATGCTCCTAATATTTATTTAGGGTTAGATTTAGATAAATACCCAACAGAACCAGCATTATTAGGAGATAAAACAGAAGACTATCTTAATGATTTATTAGATATGATAAATGATTTAATAAATGTATTAGTGGGACAATATACATTAGTAGCTCCTGTAATAGGTCCTTGTGCTCCCTTTCCAGGAAATGAAGGAAGTTTTGGAACTGTAAGAACTCAAATATTAGATTTAAGAAAAGAAATAAAAGAAATAAAAAGTAAAAGAATTAAATTAGTATAATATGTCAGTAGCGGGTCCAATAAGAAATTTATTACAACAACAAGATAAAGCACTTTATCAAGTTAAACAAAAAATTAAAGAACAAGGAGCAAAACAAGTAAGTAAAGTTAAAGAAAAATTACCAACGCCTAGTGAAATTAAAGAAAAATTTAAATCAGAAGCAAGTGCAGCTTTATGCAATGCAAATGGTTTAAAAAAATCTAAAAAAGCTTACGATAAACTAAAAAAACTATTAAATCAATTAAAAAAAATAATCGATGGTGCTGATAAAGCTTTAAAAAAAATTAAAGCAATGTGTGATAAAATAATGTCAGCAATTAATAAAATATTAGGAATTTTAGGAAAATTAGCTGTATTAATAGGAACATTAAATACTGTTGTATCAGTAGCAAAAGTAATATTAGTGGGTATAGGATCAGTAGTAATTCCTCCAACCGCAGGAGTTTTAATAGCTCCAGGAACAGCAATATTTTTAAAAGATAAATTAGACGCAGCAAAAGGCCTTATAGAAACCATAAAATCTACAGTTAAATCTTTTCCTAAATTATTAGAAAAATACACATCACAAGCATTAAAATATATAGGATATGTAGCTGCTGCTATAGCAGCACTAGCAGCTATAAAAAATATTTTAAATTTCATTATAGGTTTATTAGAAACTTTATTCTTAGGTCAATTATCACAATGTGGAGCTTTTCAAGCAAATAATGATCTTACAGATAATGAAGGAAATATAAATGAGGGAAGTATTTCTCCAATTAGTCCTGAAGAATTTTTAAATGATATTGGGTATACTCAAGAAGTTATAGAAAGTGGAAGAGATCCTTTTGATTTTTCAGATGATTTATCAAATTATTATGAAGAACAATTAAATCTTTTAACAGTTCAAGGAAATTTAGAATTAATTGAAAAAATATATGACGCTAATTTCCAAATGTTAGGATATAGACGTTATAGAGCTTAAAAAAATTATATTTATTAACAAACACAATTAAAAATGAAAGCAAAAACTTTTGAAAATCTAATTAGAAAAGTAGTTAGAGAAGAAATCGATTATGCGTTACGCAGAGAAATTAAATCACTTAAAGAAGACTTACGTGATGAATTAAAACCAACAATAGTAGAACATACTGAAAGATTAGTTGAAGTACCAAAAGTACCACAGTCATCTTTAAAAGAAAAAATTATGGGTAAAACACCTGTAAAACAACAACAACTACAACCACAACAAAACTTTTCAACTAATAGTACATTGAATGATTTACTAAATGAAACAGCAATGGGAGATACAAATACCCAAACAGCTCAATCACCTGTAAATTTATCCCAACCATTTGCAACTGGAGCCCCATTACCAATGGACACAGCAGGTATGCCTAAATCGGTAGCAAGTGCATTAACAAAAGATTATAGTGGTTTAATGAAAGCAATAGCTAAGAAAAAAGGAAAATAATAAATGCCTACGATTGATAATTATACACGAATTAATCCGCTAGATTTAAATAAAAATGTAGCTATAGGTGTAGCCTTTCCTTTTAATGCTAATGGAGTTTTTAATCAAACATTTACACAAAAAGAACAAGTAAAAAGTAATCTAATAAACGTATTATTAACAGAACCAGGTGAAAGAGTAAATATACCTGCTTTTGGAGTTGGTTTAAAAAATTTATTATTCGAAACAGAAATAGATACCAATAGCCTAGAAGCACGAATAGATAATCAAGTAAAACTCTATATCCCAGAAATAACATTAATTTCAGCTAATAGTAGTTTTTCACCTGATGAACATATATTATATATAAAAATAGTATATAAATATAATCCTTCAAGTGAATTAGATGCTATACAACTAAATTTTAACGCATAAAACAATGGCATCATACTCAAAAACTTCAAATAAAACACAAGATAAAGATGTTAAATATTTAAATAAAGACTTTAATTCTTTTAAATCTCAATTAGTAGATTTTACTCAAGTTTATTATCCAAATACTTATAATGACTTTAGTGAAGGATCTCCAGGTATGATGTTTTTAGAAATGGCAGCATATGTAGGAGATGTTTTATCTTTTTACACAGATACTCAATTACAAGAATCATTTTTATTATTAGCTCAAGAAAAAGAAAACCTATATAATTTAGCTTATGCTTTAGGATATACTCCTAAAGTTACAACAGCAGCTTCTACTAATTTAGAAATTTACCAATTATTACCTTCAAAATTAAACCTATCATCAGTATATGAACCAGATTATGATTATACTTTAACTATAAATGAAAACTCAATATTTTCTTCAACAGAAGGAATAGAATTTTATACAGAAAATCAAGTTAATTTTGGTTTTTCATCCTCTTTTGACCCAACAGATATAAGTGTATATCAGTATGATTCATCAAATAATCCTGAATATTATTTATTAAAAAAACAAACTTTAGGAGTATCTGCAAAACTAAAAACACAAACATTTAGTATAGGAGCAGCACAACAATTTAAAACATTAACATTATTTGATACAGATATTATTTCTATAGAATCTGTAGTAGATACAGAAGGTAATATTTATTCAGAAGTTCCTTATTTAGCACAAGATACTATTTTTGAAGAAGTAAAAAATACGGGGGCAAATGATCCTGAATTACATGCTTTTAATCAACAAACACCTTATCTTTTAAAATTAAAAAGAGTACCAAGAAGATTTGTATCTCGTTTTAAAACAGATAATACATTAGAACTTCAATTTGGAGCAGGAAATTCAGATAAATCAGATGAACAAATAATTCCTAATCCAGATAATATTGGTTTAGGAATCAAAGATGGAAGAAGCAAATTAGATGTAGCTTATGATCCTTCTAATTTTTTACATACAAAAGCTTATGGTCAAGCTCCTTCAAACACAACATTAACTGTAACTTATTTAGTAGGAGGTGGATTAGAATCAAATGTAAGTTCAAATACTATAACTAAAATAGAAACTTTAAAAACAGATAATAAACCTAGTTTAAATCAATCTTTATTAACTTTTATAAAAAGTTCAGTAGCAGTTACTAACCCTCAAAAAGCAATAGGAGGTAGTGCAGGAGATTCAGTAGAAGAAGTTAGAATGAATGCAATGGCAGCATTCTCAGCTCAAAAAAGAACAGTTACAAAAGAAGATTATTTAATTAGAACATTATCTATGCCTGCTCGTTTAGGTAGAGTTGCAAAAGCATACATAACACAAGATGATCAAATATCTCCTTTAACAACAGAAGTAAATCGTATTCCTAACCCATTAGCTTTAAATTTATATACTTTAGGATATGATAAAAATAAAAAATTATCAACATTAAACACAGCTACAAAAACAAATTTATCTACTTATTTAGAACAATATAGAATGTTAACGGATGCTGTAAATATTAAAGATGCATTTGTTATTAATTTTGGTTTAACTTTTGAAATAGTAACTTTTAAAAATTATAATAATGAAGAAGTAATACTTAATTGTATATCAGAATTAAAAGAATTTTTTAATACAGATAAATGGCAAGTAAATCAACCTATTATTATTTCAGAAGTATATAATTTAATTGGTAATGTTTCGGGAGTTCAATCAGTAGAAAATATATCTTTTAGTAATATTAATGGAGTAGATGTGGGATATTCACAATACAAGTACGACTTTATTCAAGCAACTAAAGGAGGAGTAATTTATCCTTCATTAGATCCAAGTATATTTGAATTAAAATTCCCAAATTCAGACATTAAAGGAAGAGTAACAACTTATGGTTATAATTCATCAGGTATAACTACTGGTAATACATCAGCAGGTCAACCAAGTAACATAATTTAAAAATAAAAAATGGCATATTATTTTATATTTCCAGAAAAGGACACTACAATATACAGTCACCCAGATAGAATTAAAATGAATGCGGGGAGTGATGAAATTCTTGAAATTGTAAAAGAAAAAGGAAGCTCAGATCAAAGATATTATCCTTCAAGAATTTTAATTAAATTTAAAAATAAAGAAATTAAAACAACAATTTCGGATAAAATAGGATCTACTGTTTTTAATAATGGAACAACACAAGTAGCATTACAACTACTTTCTTCAGAACATAAAAATTTAACTAGTACATTAAATTTAGAAGCATTTGCAGTATCTGAATCATGGGATGAAGGAACAGGAAGATTTTCAAATTTACCTACAAGTTCAAATGGAACAAGTTGGGTTTTTAGAGATAATAGTACAACAGCTACTCAATGGGCTACATCAAGTTTTGCAGTAGCTACTACGGGTTCAATAAATGCTACAGGAGTAACAAAAGGGGGAGGGGTATGGTATACAGGTAGTTTGTTTCAAGGTTCTCAACAATTTTTATTAGGAGACACTTTAGATACAGACATAAATGTAACTACAATAGTTCAAAAACACTCAGCAAGTTTATTTGCTAATAGTACTTACCCAACAGGTATAGCTAATGAAGGATTTTTAATTAAACAACCAGATTCAATTGAAGAAGATATATCAAGTAGTTTTGGTGAAATGCAATATTTTTCAGTTGATACACATACTATTTATCCACCAAGATTAACATTTAAATGGGATGATAGTTCTTATAGTATAGGAAGTGCTACTGCTAAAAATAGTGGAGAATTAAATGTTTCACTTTATAGAAACAAAGAGGAATATAATCAAAATGATGAGGCCTTTTTTAGAATTCATGTAAGAGATAAATATCCTACAAGACAATTTGCTTCTTCTTCAAATTATTTAGATGCAGGATATTTTACTACATCATCTTTTTATAGTGTAAGAGATGCACATACAGAACAAGAAATTATACCTTTTGATGATAATTTTACAAAATTAAGTGCAGATAGTGAGGGTATGTATTTTAAGTTACATATGAGGGGATTACAACCTGAAAGATTTTATAGAGTATTATTTAAACATACAAATAGTGAAGGAATAACAATATATGATAATAATTATCATTTTAAAGTAGTCAGATAATGGCAAAAGAAAATATAAAAATATCTAAAAAACTATATAGTAGGTTTGATGTAAGTAATGTTTTAGACTTATCTTTTAATGAACTATTAAAAATAGATAATAGAATAACTGATGTTAAAATTAAAAACCTATTTGAAGAATATAATAAACTTTTTTATGATATACCTAAAACAGGAAATCAATCTCATTCAACATTATTTGCCCAAAGTAGAGACTACATTAATGATTTTTATGATCCTAAAGATGATCAAATAGAAGCATTATTAGACAGAATAGAAATACTAGAAGAAGAAGTACTAAGATTACAAGACACATCAGTATCCGTAGAATCAGAACATCCAATTTATAATAATGGCTCTTTTTTAAGAATAGAGGGTAAAAATACAAGATATTTTATGTACAAAGGATTAGCTCATTATTTAACTACTGTAACAAAAAGAATATTATATCAAAAATACCAACCAGGTAGAGATGAAGATGAGTTTATAATTACTTTATCTTCATTTGACGAATTACCTACCAGAGGTCCTTCTTTAAGAGATGGTATAGATTTAAATAATTTAGAATAATGGCAGAAAATATAGAAAAAATAGAAGATTTTGATTTTAAGCCAGGTCAAGTTGCATCTAGAGAATTAACAAGAAAATTTGGTAATATTAATGATTATGCTGAATTGCATGTGTTATCTTTATCTGATCAATTATTACAATCAAACTTAAATTTTACTTCTTTTAATTCCCCTCCTGAAGGGATAGACAGTGAAGGATTAATAAGTGAAATAAGTATGGATCCTACTGTTGAATTAAATAAATTAGGATATATATCAGGAAAGTATAAGATTAAGCTAAATTTACTTAGAAGAAAAATATTAAATTCACCAAATTTATTATTTTCTATAAAAGAAATATCTTCTTCTAGAAACGAATTAAAATTAAGATTAAATTCTTCTGTAAATAATACTCAAACTATATCATCTATAAGAAATTTTATTAATGAAGTTGAATCTAATGTATTTTTTAAAGATTTTGGACTTAACTTTAATAAAGGAACTATATTAACTGCAATTAATATTGCATTAGATGAAAGAGGAACTAACCCTGAGATTTTAATTAAACTTTTAAAACCTCTTCCCCCTACTTATAGTATTAATGATGATTTAAATATAGTAGAGGAAATAATAGATCCTATTGTATTAACTATAAATTTAGGAATACAACAAGAAGAAGATAATTCTATATCTTTAAGAGGTCCTAATTTTAAAATAGATGTTAAATTAAATAATTCAATACCTTCAACACTTAAAACATATGATAGTATACTAAATAACAGTTCAGTATTATCTTCATCATATAATCAACTTTTAAATTATTTAGAAAAAGGAGAAGTACCAGAAATACCTTATGATTATATAAGACCTATCTCAGAAAGCTTTTTGGGAGAAAGTGATGATGTTCCTTATCATTTTGAAAATTTTATAAATTTTAGTAGTGCAATAGAACGTTTAAAAAACTTTGAATATAAAATCAAATTAATTGAATCATATGATGAAAAATTAGAAAAACTAAACCTAATACCTACTCCTCAAGCAGCTTCAATATCAAACCAATCTTTAATTAATAATCAAAAAAATGATCTATTAAAAGGTTTAGATGGATATGAAAGATTTTTATATTACACTTCAGGATCTTTTGCTTATCCTAAAAGTAATACTACTCCTCCTTTTAATTTACACCCAGTATCTTCTTTAGAAGTAAAAACATGGTTAGGAAGTGAAATATCTTCTAATCCTAACTATGGAGGACAATTACTATCAGCTTCTTTGTATGATAGACAAAATCAAAATAATTTAGAAAGGCTAGTACCTAATCATATACTAGATAATGAAAATAATGATCAATATAGATTATTTATTAATATGATAGGTCAACATTTTGATCAAGTATGGGTCCACATAAAACACCTTACTGAAATAAATGATACTCACCATAAAAGAGGTATTTCAAAAGATTTAGTTTATTTTACTTTAAAAGGTTTAGGTGTAGAAGCTTTTGATCAATTTGAAAATGATAATTTAATAGAATATATTTTAGGAGAGGGAACATCAGGAAGTGCTTTTTATGGAGCTCCAGTATCTCAATCTTTAATAACAGCTTCAAATGAAGGTTCAGTTGCTAAACAAAATATTTCAAAAGAAATTTGGAAAAGATTATACCATAATGCACCTTATCTTTTAAAAACTAAAGGAACAGAAAAAGGATTACATGCGTTAATGAATTGTTATGGAATCCCACCCTCAATATTAAATGTAAAAGAATATGGAGGATCTACAACAGATAAAACAACATTTAAAACATTTACATACGAAAAATCCAGTTTAGCTATAGAAGGGGGATCATTAAATACCACAGATCATGTACTTAGAACTAACTGGAATACTTTAAATCAAGGCCCTGCTAACTCAAAAACAATAGAAGTAAGAGCTAAACCAAGAAGACCATCAAATACATCTAATGAGGTAAATATATTTGAAATGGGAAACTTTGTAAATTTATCAGCAAATGTAAAATTATGTATACAAGTTTCTTCTTCAGGAATAGATGTTTATGAAACAGGAGATAATATTAAGTTTGGAAGACTTGCTTATAAAAGATTAGGATCCACACATGCAGTAACCGAATATTTTCCTATTTATAATGGTGATTTTTGGAATATACATTTAGCATGTGATGTAAATGATTTAGTAACATTTGGTGCATATCAAGCTAATTTTAATAAAAATATATTTCATTATACCGCATCTGATAGTACTGTTCCAAACACATATAATAATGCCTTTGGTGTAAATGCATTACAAGGATATTTAGGTTTATTTGTTGGTACTAATTTTTATTCAGGTTCTTTTCAAGAATTAAGATCTTATTGGGGAGAAACACTATCACATGAAACCCATAGAAAACATGCATTAGAACCCTTTATGTATGCTGGTAATACAATTTCATCATCATATGATACTCTTGTATTAAGACACCCACTAGGAAGTACAGACATAGAAACTTTAGAAAATCATATTCCTAATTATAATTTATCTACATTAAATAGTAACACATTAACCCATTCTAATCCTATTGTTTTTAAAGAAATAATAGAAACACATTTTTTACCTACTCCCGATACAGTTGGTATTTCAATGACAAGTGAAAAAGTCAGAATAGATGAAGGCACTATTGATGATGATATGTTATCATCTACAATCAAAACAGAAACATCTACATTAGATAGACAACCCCAAGATTTTGAAGACTTAGGTGTATTCTTTTCACCAACAACTGAAATAAACGAAGACATAATTTATACTTTGGGTGCATTTAGATTAGATGATTATATAGGTTCACCTTTACCTTCAGCTCAATCATCATCTAAGTATGTAGATTTAAAAGAATTAAGAGACACTTACTTTCAAAAAGTAGAAGACAGATACAACTATTGGGATTATATTAAATTAATCCAGTATGTTGATCACACATTATTTAAATTAATAGAACAATGGGTACCTTTTAAATCTAATTTAAAAACAGGACTTTTAATTGAACCACATTATCTTGAAAGAAATAAATTTGCAAGAGAGTTACCTGTAGTTGATTATGGAACTACAATGACTGAAGGTTCATATCAAACATTTGATTTTCAAATTGATCCAGAAAGAGCTTTTTCTTTACAAGGTTCAAGTGTTGTAACAACAAATGTTCTTACCTTTGCAACAGGAAGTGATGGAAAAAGAAGAGAACAAGGAACAAATGGTACTATTAATGTAAGTGGTCATATATTAGATGAATCTCAACAAGCAGCACAAGCTCCCATAAAACCAGTTTTTAAAGGTTCAGATCCTTCTGGATCTTTTGATCATAAAATAAAAAGAATTTCAAACACACTTTTAGGAAATGCTACTAAAGGAAAAAAATCTAGTAGGTATTATAGTAGTTTACAATTAGGAAGTGAATATAACACCGAAATATAATAAGTTATGCCAGGACCATACATTAAAAAATTAGATTTAAATCAAGGACAAGTATCTCACCATACTATAGGAACTGGAGCTTCAAATCCTAATCTTCTTGGTAATGGATTACCAGTGTGGCCTGGAGCACAACATAATCTTAATAAAAATATTGCATTAAATTCATTAGGAAATGATTATCCTAATAACCCAACAAACCATAATAATAATTTCCCTAAACCAAACTTAATATCTAATATGTTTGATGGAAATAAAGGAACAGCATTTAGAAGTTTGGGACCAGTTAATAGAAATTCTTGGTTAACAATAGATTTAGGAAAACAAATAGTACCTGCAAAAATAGTAATAACTATTCCTTATGTTCCTCCTAATTTTGACTCAGCAGGGATGATGATTATATCTTATACAAACTCATTAGAAGGTAATTTTCTATTTAACACACCTGGTTATGTACAACCTACTTCTGGTTACACAGATGTTGATTTTATTTCAAAAGTAATAGCACCTAATACAGGTAATGAAAACACAGTATTATCTCCAGCCAATTCAGGAACAGAAGTAATTAATGGAGATGATAATCCTTTTAATATTTTTGAACTCACAGAAAATGATCCAACAAATGGAGGATTAATAGGTCCTGAAGGACGACGATACATTCATTTTCAATTTTTTGACACTGTATATTCAGGTAATTTTGGTATATCAAATATAGAAATTTGGGCAGAAATAAGTGGAGAATCTCAAAAAAGATATAATATAGAATTTGATGATGCTCTTTTAGATTTAGAAGGATGGAAAAATCCACGATACTATGGTTCTAAATTAACAGGTAAATTAATTAATGAATATAATGGACCCTCAGGTTCATATGCAGGTGATATAACTTATGGTAAAAATCCAGTTGTAGAAAATAAAACCACAGCTTTATATATAGTAGATACAATTGTAGGGGGAGAAGAAGACCCTCAATTTGCTCAATTTAAGGGCCATTCATATTTAGGAATTAAACAAATACTAGTAATAGATGAAGAAGAAAACACAGTCCAAATAATTGATAGAAATGCAGAAGATTTTAATGTTTTTCATAGATTTATAACTAATGATTTTCCAACAGGGGGAAAATTTAAGGCAAAAATCATAGATAATTCTATACAAAATAATTTAAAAAATGAATATTTTGTAAAATTTAATAAAGGATACTTATTAAGAGCTTTTAATTTTAAATTAGTAAACGACAGTATAACCCATAAAATAGTTAATGAAGATCCAGGTTTTACTGGAGGTGGAAATATAGATGAAGTTAAATTTAATAATATATTTTTATATGGAGACAATTTTGTTGAACAAAATCAACTTAATTTTGTAAATATCCAAAATAGATTTCAACCTCAAGATACTACAAGAAGTAGTTCTTTATTTTTTTCATTTGCAAATTCAAGTGGGATATCTAGTGCTACCATTGGAGATGAACTTTCTCCAAGTTTTGACTCTTCTTCAATTTTTAAAAATAAATTTACAAGACAATATTATTCAGGAAGTATTGGTATTATAGAAGATGAAGGAGTTGATGGTTATGAATACACAGATGGTCTTTCTGCTGGTACAACTGTTGGTTCTGTACATAATTCTTCTTATTTTAAAGCTCAAAAATTTATAATGATTGATACCTTAAATTTTTTAAGAGAAAATGAAACAACAACTGAATTACATTTAACCTTATTACAAGGTAGTAAAGATTTTGCTCCTGGGTTTAATGATGAAAGAAGTATAGGTACTTTTGAAGTTTCTTCTGAAACAAGATTTCAAGAACACACTGTAGCTATGGGATTTTTACCTGTACGTAGTGAATTAAAATTAAGAGGAAAATCAAATGACAACAGATTTTATCCTCAAATAAATGCATATACTGATCGTATTAGAATGAACTATGTAGTAGCAAAAGCTACTGGTACTAATCTTGATTTTGTTCCTTCTAGTTCTTTACAATCAAACATTCCAATAACTGATTTAGTAACATCTAATAGAATATTTATTCAAGGAGGACCTTTAGGATCTCACCCTAAAACAAGATTTGGATTAGGTGTGTTTAATGCAGTAGCTGGTACTTCTATTGCAGACTGGACTATAGAAAATGATTATTCGGGCTCTTATTATTCTAGAGAAACAGACACTGGTATAGGTATTATTTTAAACCCACAAAATCAAAACCCTAATAGTTTTCAAATAAATTCTGGTTCATCAAATGCAAGATTAGCTGGGGGACTAGAAGCTCACAGACACCCCAATTTTGATTATGAATTATCTTGGCTAGATAAAGATCATACTTTAATATCAAATATTAATAAAGAAGAAGAATTATTTGATGGAATGGGACAAAAAGGAATAGTACTTATACCAGAACATCTTACACCAGACATAAAAAGAAACGTAGATTTTTATTTAAAACAAGCAGGCATAACAGAAAAAATAACTAAAAAAGCACCAAGACGCCCAGAAAGGGGAAGATAATTATATTTATAACAAATAACAACAACAATGGGATATTTAGACAATAGTAGCATCACAGTAGATGCAATTTTAACAAAAAGAGGTCGTGAATTATTAGCTAGAAATGATGGTTCTTTTAGAGTCACACAATTTGCATTAGGTGATGATGAAATCGATTATACTTTATTTAATGAAAACCATCCAAATGGTTCTCAATTTTCAGGAGAGGCAATTGAAAATATGCCTTTAATTGAAGCTATTCCTGATGAAAATAACATCATGAGACATAAATTAATAACAATGCCTCGTGGTACTTCAAAACTAGCTACAGTTACAGCTAACATTGGTAAAGTAACACTTTCTTTAGGATCAACAACTACTATAAATCCAACTACTTTAAACTTTAATGGATTAAATAATTTAGCAGAACCTAGTGGATATTCAGCTACTATAGCAGATAGAAGATTACTAACTAACTTCTCAGGAACAGGACTTAAAGACATAAGTAATGCTATTAGTGTAGCACCTTACTCAGGAACAGCAGTTAGCGAAACAATAATAGGAGAAGGATTCTCATTAACAGCTATTAATAGTTTAACATTATTTGGAAAAAATAATAAATTAATAACAACATTAATAATTGAAGGTAGAGATTCGGGAGCAAGAACAACAATCCCAGTTGAAATTTCAAAAGCAGTAATAAAATCTGCATCTTTTAGTGGGGAAACAGGAATACAAGCTTCATAAAAGAATATAAAAATAAAAATTAAAAAATGGCACTTACAAGATATACAGATGGAGATATAGTCGTTAGTACAGATAAAGTAATAACATCTACCTGGACTAATAACACAAACAACCTTACAGATCATTTTACATCATCTAGACAGGGAGGTCAAGAAGCTGGATTTACATCACCAACAAGCTCAGGTCAATTTTATGTAGATGTATTACAAGAATTATCATCCTCAGCAACAGCAGAAGTTCAATATGCTGTAGCTTACGGTAATAGAGTAGGATCAGGATCTCCCGACTTTACAAATGACACAGGTTCATTTGGTGTAGGTGCTTCTAGAGCAGTATATAATCAGTATAGACAATTGGTTTTTGGTGATGAAGGACAAGATTTTACATTTAGTTCTCACACTCCTGATGACTTTTATGTTATTAATGTAAATAGAAGTAGATTCAAACATGCTTTAAAACCAGGAACACTTAATTTACACATCTCTGGAGGTATTGGAGATGGTGCAAATATGACAGGTCCTCTTAAATTAACAGATGATAGCGTTACAGCTACGGGTTCAGCAGTAATAACAAATTTAGGAAGACAATTCAATTTAGTATCAGGTTCTAATGGTTTAGTTTCAGGTTCAAATATAAATCAAAAAGGAAACAGTTCTTCATATGGTTTATTTTACCCAGATGCAGGAATTATTATTTTAAATCCTGATAATTTTGACAGTGGTATAATCCCAGCTAGAAATAGTGGTCTTTCTACTAACACTGACAGAAATCACGTAACATTAGCTCGTCATATTAAAGATGCATCATCAGCAGGAGTAGGAAACTTTATATTAGATAGCGAAGAAAAAGTAACTTCACAATATTATTTTACAAGAGCTAAAAATAATGAATATAATTATACTACTAATCCTTCTTTTCAAGATGAAAGTGGAAATTTAAACTTTACATCTATGATAGATAATCCACAAACATACATTACAACTGTAGGATTATATAATGACTCTAATGATTTAGTAGCAGTAGCAAAATTAAGTCAACCAGTTACTAAAGATTTTACAAAAGAAGCACTTATTAGAGTAAAATTAGATTATTAAAAAAATGCCATTTGAATGTCAATTTATAAAAAGTTTACTGCTCAGGACTTTTCAGTAGTCCCTTTTAATGCTCATAAACAGTATAACTTTGATGTTACTTCTGCTGCTTCTAATAAAGTAACATCTTTTACATCTAGTTGGACTTCTGAATCTATAGACATTTATAGTGTCGCTACAGCATCACACCCATATAGTTTACCTTTTGATAATATTAATGCTGTAAAATATAATCAAATAGATCATCTTTTTTATAGAAATTTTAAAAAAGACATAGGTGTTAGATTTGGTAATAATCATTATTTAAACCAAAAAAGAGAATTATACGAAAAAGCTAACATATTATCTATACCAACAGGATTATATGGACATGAAATTAAACCAGGATCTTTTTATTTGTCTTCAAGTGCATATGAAGTTGTAGATGATTCAAATGGAAATCTTATAATTAGTGGAACAAATGTAAATAATTATCCTATAGATGTTCGTTCAAATATTTTTAGGTTAGATCCTATTAAAGGGTTTAAAAACTATGATTTAAATACTTTTGAAGAATATGCTATTCCTTTTGAAAATGATGAAAATGTAAGAGGTGCTTTTTGGAGAGATGGTGAACCAAGAGTTAATCTTATTGGTACTTATGATTCTCCTGATCAAGGTGAATTTGATGATAGCTATTTTTTCAATCCCATAAAATATAATAAAGTTACTTTTACTACTTCTTCAATAAGTCTTACTAATAGTTATTTTACAAATATACATTTTAATTCAAATGTAGGTTCCAACATAATATCTCCGGATAATGAAAAATTTAATTTCAATCCAGAAGATGATTTTGCTATTTCTTTTAATATAATCCCTGAAAAACCACCGACTCCCAAAGTAGGAGAATATTTACAAGGAGGATATGTTTTTCATATAGAGGGAGATTATGCTTACATTGTATCAGATAAACCAATAATAGATAGTAGTTGGTCCAATATGACTGGTCTAACAGCCCCTCAATTACCTAATACTAATAATACAAGTTATACAAATCTTATACCATCATATGATGATGGAACAACCAATATATTATATTTAACAGGTTCAGCTCGTGATATAGGAGGAGGAGAAACTAACACTAATGCTTGGAAAGCAAAAATTGGTTTTCTTAATGGGGTTTCACCAAAGTTTCCTATGGTAAGCACAGTATCAGATTTAAATTATAATGGTTTTAATGATTGGTGGATACCTAATTATGATGAATGGGAAGAAATAATAGAATCCCTTTACACAGAAAATAAATCATTTGTTGATGTTTTTACTTATACACCCTTTGTCCCAGGTAATCCTACCTTTTGGGATCCTATTTCAAGAGCTAAAGGAAATGATCCTTTAAATATTGATTCTTTATATACAAAATATTTAGGAGTAGGACCTCTTCCATTTAATACTGCGGAATCATTTATAGTACCTTTAAGTAATAACCACACAACAGATAATAATAGTGTATTAGGTGTTCTTCCATTCCAAAGTAGCCATTTTGGTTGGGGTTTTCCAGGAACTTCTGTAGGTATTGGAGTTAATGGAAACTTAGTATCACACCACCAACATAGAACGAAAAATGTTGCATTAACAGGAGACCCAAACCATCCTAGATATGTAATATGGCCAGTCAGAAAAGCAAATATTAAAGAAAATCTAGACACAAGACAACGTCACATAATATCTAAAAGTACTACAAAAACAATAGTACCAACACCTATTGAAGGACAAGCTAAATTATTAAGTACTAAGGTAAAAGGTTCATCTCAATTTAAAGATGTCCAAGCTCAACCACAATTTCCTTTTGAAATTTATATGATTAGTCAATCATTATATTTTGAAAGATATGATGGAGAAATACGATCTCAAGTAATAGCAGAAATAACAAAATCAGCTGATTTAGCAATAAATAATAATGCTCATATTTTATGTCAAAAAACAGGATCAAATATAGAAATTTATCTTAATGGTAATTTTATAACTTCATCAATAGATTTTACAGCTAAACAAACACAAAATGAAGCAAATATTTATATAGGTTCAAAGGGAATACTTAGTGAAACAGAAGCAACTAATATTTCTAATTTTTCATTTTTTAATGGAAAGATAGGTAATATTAATATATTTGAAGAAGCTTTTAATACAGCTTCCATTAAAAATATATCAGAAAGTATAAATGCTTCCCCTTATATAGGAAATATATTTTATCAAAATGGGTTTGCAACAATTACACACCCTAAATACCAAGACATATTAACTAAAGATAATTTTGCTCCTAATAGAAATCTTCTTAATGTTAAATTCCAGGGATCACATTTAATTTATGAACATGAATATCAATGTACTGTTGATGAAAGTGAATTTAATGGTACTTTAAATATTTCAGCAAGAAAAATAAAATCTAAACAATCAGAAGACTTAGCAGATTTTGCAACAGGATCTTTATTTAAACCTTATATTACAACTATAGGATTATATAATGAACAAAACGAATTATTAGTAGTTGGTAAACTTGGTCAACCAGTTAAAACTTCTAATGAAACTGACACTACTTTCGTACTTCGCTGGGATACCTAAAATAGCCTTCGTACATTGTGTATATGCAATGGTACTATCAAAACAAACAAATTAATGAAA